TTATATCTCCGCTAGCCAATACATTATCAAACCTTCTAAATCCATCTGTATTACCGACTAATGATAAAATACCAGAACCAACAGTAGTAGTATTTTCTCTTACTCTATCTGATAATTTTAATGGCATAGTTATCTTCTCTGTGAAAAATCTATTAACTTATTAATCTGCAATGTAAAATTAATTTGTTTATTTATATTTGATTTACTTAATGTGAAGGATAAAATTTTATTCACATTTAAATTCTTGTATATTGTAGCATTCATAGCAACTATAAATTCGTGTAGGATATTTCTACTTAATGAGAGCGAGTTTACTAAATTCATACTCAAAGAAAAATTCTGTATTCTATTGAAATAAAGTGGAAATGTTAATGTAGCTTTATTTAAAAATAGTTTTACAGAACCAAAAAATGTTCTTGGTTTTTTCCCATCATCAGATATTGGCAAGCTTGACATAGAGTTTGCGCTGAACATGTTGTCCTCCAATATCTCATACACATAAATAAGAGAAGGCTACCCCGAATAACGAGGTAGCCTTATTCTCTTTAGATGTTATAAGACATCAGAACGAGCCAGCGAGAACTCGTCTGTTATCTAGCACACCAAAACCAATTTCAGCCCAGCCATAGTAACCCTGACGCTGATGACGATGAAGACTTTCATCTTCATAGACTTCAACTTCTTTCTTAACAGGCATTACAAAGCTATCGTTTTGATTCTGATCAAGACCAATCACAAGTTCAACGTCGCTGGACTCAAGTGAGCCACCGAGATCGCTTGTGAAATATGTTTGATATTCTTGACCATCACCAAACTCAAACACATCGTGTAGATTTACACCGAAGATGCGTGTTATAGCTGGGCCATTGTCGGCGGCTACATAAATTTCTCTACGAGAAACTTCATCTAGCTGATCAACACCCCAGTTACGAATATCTTCGACAGCTTCTGGAGAGCAGTATAGATCTGTAAGACGGCCGGGAGCAGTAACACTGTTACCACCACCATTCCTTCTCATAACTGTCTTCATTAAGCTGACAAGACGCTTTGTAAATTGACCACCAGCTGCATCATTGTCGAACACTAAAATATTACGGTCAACAGCAGCAGCGAGTAGTGTGTGCCAACCGTCATCATTGATCTTCTTAACAAATGATGCTTCTAGAACCTGCATAGCGCGAGCTACTACGTTCCAGTTAGCTTCACGGGCATACTTTAAAAGAAAGTCGATTGAGCTACTAATGCCATAAGTATTTACCATGACATAATCACCTTCGACATGTCTTTCTGGAATTCTACCATTGCCGGGATTGGTATAGGCAACATGATCTGCCTCAGTACCGGGGGCAAGTAGATCCAATGGGAACTCAGGTGTAGCACCCGGCTCTAGTGGCATAGCTTCGAAAATCGAAGTTACAACATCACCAAATAAAACACCCTTACGAATTGGTGTTTCAAGGGCTTTGGCGATTTCCCTTTGAGCGGCCATTGCGACTACCTTATCAGAGCTTCCCGAACGCTTTAGCAATTCGATAAACTCAGGTGTTGGTCTTGTTTTCATCTTTTACATCTCCTTTTTAATTAACTCAGGTATTTGTATTTGGAAGGTCGATATAGACTTTAGCATAGCCATCTTCATCAGCGGCTGATAGAAAACGACCAACAAGTCTTGTTGAACCGTCTGCATCAGTATTATCTGTCGAAACATTTGTAGTAGCAAGTCTACCACTATGGGCAAGATAAGCAGGAGCGCCTGCTGTTACTGTACCCAATAGATTGTTTGTAACAACATAACCCTTTTGGAGTAGTGTTACCTTGCCACCCTTTTGTACCTCGTCCTTATGCTGGTTAAGATGCTGTCTTGTTAGATCAATATCTACCATGTCATTTATAAGAAGACCAACAGGAATTTTACCCGATGGATTAGCTGCGTATGTTACTAGAGCAGCACCGTTATCCATAGCGGCACCAGATGCGCCAGTGCTAAGAGAAACAACGCCACCGCGAGTAGCAGATTCGTTCATGAAAAACGAAATATCTGTCTGCAAGACACTTCTATCAGTTTTTAGAGCCATTATTCATTCTCCTTAGTAAAAGTAATTCTCAGTTGTCTTTGGTTTTTGGTGTCGATCTTAAAATAGAACCAAGCCACTCGCTTGCAACGGCGCGAAGTGATTCAGATTCATTTTCTTCAGCAGCTTCAGCAATAGAAACTTCTACTGATTCTTCTACTGAATCTAGATCTTTTTCTGAAGCCTGAGAAGCATCAACTTCTTCGTCTTCTGATTGAGCCATAGTTGTATCCTTCTTATCTTTCTTGACTGACTTTTCTTCAGTCATATACTTTGCCTTCTTCTTCATTAAAGCTACAACCTTGGCAAAAGTTTCATCATCTGAATTTTCAAAATCAGAAACTGTCGCTGAAGCTTCTTCTGCATCAAGACCAACTTCCTCTAGTTCAGCCTTACGCTTCATCATTGCCTCTTTCTTTTTCATAACAGCCATTTCTTCTTTCATTTCTTTCATCTTTTTTTCCATAGCTGTCATTTCTTCTTCTTTTTTCTTCATATCTGTAGAATAATGCTCTTTAGCTTCTGTGAGTATATTAACTTCCTCGACTTTTGAAGCTAAAGAAGATTGTAATTCTTTGATTGTTTCTTCGTATTCTGTGGTCTTGCTTGTTGTTAATTCAGCCTTTAGAGCTTCATTAGCAGACTTGACCTCGGCTAATTCCTTTTGCAAATCAATAATTTGCTGGGTCATATTATCGGGCATTTCATTCTCCTTGATTACGTGTATTTCTAAGGCACAAGCCTTGGATTCATCGAAAAATTGATTTCCTTCCAATATTATGCTACGAGGATTAGCTGGCTTTGAAACTAAGCCTTTACCAGAGAACGATAAGTTTCTTAAAAGCCTGCCAACTTGGTAGTTTTGATATGTTCCAGTTCCTCCATAAGCTTTAAGGTGTTTTGTTAAAAATGCTGAACTTTCATTTCGTGGTATAACGCTTGCTTTTCGATTGCTATCTATAACAGCATAGTCAAAAGCTGGAAATAAACATTCCATAGATACAAACCATTTGCCTTCTTCTATTTCGGCAACGATTTTATCCATGCGTTCTTTTTGCTCTGCGTCTGTCCACGATGTATAAATTACAGAAGTTGTAAGAATATTAAACTGACTTGGAACTTGAACATTGTTTTCATTTATTGGATTGCCTTCAAAATCAACTACAGCATTTCCAGTAATATGACCAATAATATCCTTTTCATTATGCATAAAATTAAATGGCTTGTCTTCTGGTGTATTTCTAGCATTCCACAGTTCTTGTGGATCGAATACATCATCATTTTTATTCCAGCCAGTACTTACCAGAATTGATTTTAAATAGAAAAGATCTATTTGATCTTTATTACCGGCTTCTAAGGCTTGTGTTGAGTTAAGCTTATCTATAGTATCTGTTTTTTGTTGTGCGTTTGGTGTATACTTTTCTGCCAATGAACAATATGCAATTGTATTACTCGATGATAGAGCTTGCTCTAAACCATCTAATATTTCTTGTTTATATATTTTCATTCAGTAAGTACCTCCAAAAAAATACTACACAAAAAAAACCATTAGTGGAGTTTATTCATTATTTTTATCATATTCACACAATGCAGAAGCATAAATAAATTTCAATTCATTAGTTGTTGCATGTCTATTATTGTGGGTATTGAATGCCTTAATTTGTAAATTAATCTCATTCATACATTGTGTTGGTATATTTTGCTTACTATCAAGTATAGTCTTAATACCATCTTCGGTAACTGATTCAAATATTTGCATATTAGAAAATACTCGTAGTTTTAAATGATCCAATTGATTAAGTTCGTCTTTATTTAAACTACGTATATTTGGTTTATTAAAATGTTTTAAAGCTACTGGATTTAAAATATCAGCAATTTGGTTTTGGGCGTCAATACCCCATAATAATGCTGTAGATGCTTCACCAGTTTTTGGCAAGACACGCTTTTGTTTACGTTTTTGGGTATCCCTAGTAAATGGTGGTCTACCGGGGGTTTTTACTTCTGTATTTTGCTTTTGTTGTGGAACATTAGGTATTGAATTTTCGGTAACTACAACAGCATCTTTAATTGGTAAATCAATTTCTTCAAAATATTCATCAGACAACATATCTTTATTAAGAGCGATTTTTTCAATCTCGTTTTTATGTTGAGGATTATGAAAAGGACTAGCTTTTTCTGGAATAATATCTGCTTTTCTATCTCGCTCTTCTCGCCTCACTCTTACTCTTTCTATTGATGGCAGTTCTCTAAATCTCTCTAATAATGTTTCTTGAGAAATTATGTCTCTATCAGCTAACTGAATAAGTAATTGTTTTTGTGCAGCTTCGTCAGATAGAACTATTGAATCAAAATGAATTTCTGCTGGAAATCTAAAATTCATAGCCTTACGAACTATTTCAATTTCTTTACGCCAAAATTGCGCAAGTATTTCTCTACCATATTCTAGTCTTTCAATCAATGTTTTTAAAGAAACATAATTATTAGTATATCCGCCATTACTAGTTGCCCCAGTTAATGTTGGTGGGATACCCAATCCCGCATATATGCTAGTTAATACTGGTTGATATTTTTCTGATCCTAAAAATCTATAAACTTGCGATTGACTTTCTGTAAACTTTAATTCTGGACCCCATACTAAATCCATAGTTCCGCCACCAACGTTGCTTGCTAAAATATCTCTTAATTTATTAATAGCGGCTTTAGTTGGTATAATTTTATTATCTAAATCTCCAATAGTCCATAATCTGACATTAGAAATTGCGCCATCTAAAGCGGCTAGATCTGCAAGTTTCATTTTTTCTAACATGATAATATCGTCTAATATTGCATATATCATAGGATTGGCCCATAATAACCAATCATCTTTTTTATAATGATAAAACGATACTTCATCTAAATTAAGTGGTATTCTTCTGTCGCCACCTTCTATTCTTTTTTGTAGATCATTTGGCAAAGTCTTGAAAATTGCTTTATTGCCTTCTGTACTTTTAGTCAAAGACTCATATGTATACTTTGAAATATTTAATACATATTCTGGTTTACCAACTATGTATCCACCATAATTTACAACATCAATAGCAATCGGATTGAGAAAGTCATATACCCAAGGTATCTCTCTTCTTTTTACCTTCGTTATAGACAAATCTATATCTGCACCACTGGTCTTTAGTATCTCTTGTTCATTTTCTCTATTTAATTTAGCTGTTCTTCTTTTTACAACTACGTTACCACATCTATAAAGATAATTCAAAAACCTTTCAGATCGATCAACACCACCTATTTGAACAAACCATTTTCTATAAAATCTTTCAACATTTTTATTAGGATGAACAATTGTTAATCCTTGAGCCGCAAAATCGCTCATTAAATCAATAACATTTCTAACGATGCCAACTTTATCATAAGCCTGCATACACATCTTAATGATGCGTTTTTGATAATTTGAAACATGTTCACCGGGCCTAAAATTATCATAGTCTTCTCTAAGAAAAGAAGTTCTAACAGATCGATTTGGCTCAATGTCTAAATAACTAGTACGCCTGCCATAGGCTACAGCTTTTTGTATACCATCATACGCTTCAATATTGTCATGGGTTTGGTCATACGCTGCTTGTTTTTGAGTTTCACTTTCCCATGTCTTGTATAATGGTTCTTTTGACATTAGTATTGATCTCCGATTAATGGTATTGTCAATTGTATTATATTATATTTTACACAATCAATATAGATTTTGCGTTTTTTCAGTAAACCAATTTGGTCCATAAAATAATTTTTCATTGTTAAATTTTGATGCTTTATCAGTCATAGCAAAACCGCCTATAGCACCATACTCAATATTTTGCTTATATATGACATAAGATCTTGCAGACATATTAGCCATTAATAATGCTGAATATCTATCTTTTCTAAGTCTGCTTTTTTTTCCTGCTGCTAATTTTACCTCTGGTGTGTCCCATCTTTCTCTGCCATTTGTAGTTTGTGTCATAACAATCATAGATAATTCATCTTTTAATTCTTCAATTTCCATTACGCAGTCTTCCAATGTATCATATAATCTATTAGCAATTTTATCTTCTTCTATAGATAATCCAATACTAGCTGAATCAAAAAATGGGAATAATAATACTTTATCTTCAAAGTCTTTTCTCATGCCGTGATTAGCTTCTGCTAGCCAATCAGCCCTAGCAAACTGACATATACGCAATATATGTAATCCATTATTATCATCAGTATCTTTTGGTTTATCTTCTTCAATTGTCGGCCAAATAGCCACTTCGTCTGATTGCATTTTATCTCTATCGTGCAACGCCTCCATTACGGCAATACCACCGCCCTGCGCATCAATGGCTATTTCAACACATGGAAATGTACGCATTAGAGAGCGAATTTTTTTAGCACAATAGGCATAAAAATCGTCTTCATCTGTAATTTTAGATTTAATCTGATTTTTATGTTGCTGTCTAGTCGTGGTCCAAGAATATACTATTCTTCTATGGTCGGCATTTAATTCAACTACAATAATACTAAAATTATCCACTTCAGAAGCTGGGTCTACACCAAATATATACTTTTTATTTGGATCGCCTTTTAGCATTGCACCAAAATGTATTTCACCAGATGGTAAAGTAATTGGATTGGTCATTGATGCAGTACATGATTCTAGCAAGCTTCTTTTAAAGAAACCTTGACTATCAGTAGTAAAACATGCACCATATTCCATATTATATATACCAGAGTGTATTGTGGCTTTAGCTCTTGCTATTTGGCCTTCATCCATAAATCCATCTGGTAGTTTAGTTACTGGCATACGTATAATAGAATATTCTTTCCAATCAAATTCACTTGGTATTTCATCGCCAAAAATTTCCTTTAACGCATGTGGATCGCCTTTGCTTTGTATAATTGATTTATATCTTTTCCAATAATCTGAAAAATGATTAAAATCATAATAAGCAGTTCCAGATAAAACAATTTGATTAGATTTTTCTATTGAATTATTTACATCTACATCAATATTAATTCCTAACTCTTGAGCCTTTTTAGCCCTTGCTTTACTTTTTACTTTATCTATTGGAGATGCGGATACGGCAGCGAAACCAGCAACAACATTTTCAAATATATCTCTAGGAATACTAGCAAACTCATCAGCAATAATATCATTTGCTCTTTGGCCTCTAATTTTACTGCCATCCCCAAGTGGTAAGCACGTAATAGTACTTTGATTAATATGCATAACACATCTATCCACATCTCTACGTGGACCACTATTATTGTCACATAAGTCGCGCAATATAGGAGCATTCTTCCAGATTGTATCCATGTATTCAAAAAGAACTTTAGACTGTCTAAATGCAGCACCAACTACTACTATTTTTCTTGCTGGCATAAACATGGCTCTTAAAAGTGGGTATATAGATAATAAGAAAGATTTACCCATGCCACGACTTCCAATAAGCATTGGAAATTTTCTATGCCATAATTCATGCAAGAAAAGAGCTTGAAATGGAGAGATTTCAATATTCAGTATATATTTACAGACAAATGAAAAATACTCTGGCCGCATCATTAGCCAAGCTATTCTTTCTAATAGATTGTCGCTGTCAGAGACATCTACAACAAAATCCATAGGATTAAATAACTTAGATTCATTTACATGAATACCAAGCCAAGCATCATTAATTATCTGTTGTTGTTGCATTATTTATTAGAAAATCTATAACTTCTTTATTTCGTGGATCATCAATACATCCAATAAGTAAAGTAGCCATAGAGTTTACAGCCTTTTCCTCTTCTTCCCTTTTTTCCAGCCCCAGTAGTGACCAAACCCCATGTAATATTTCATGCAATAAAGTATCCCTCATTACTGATAAATGCGTCTCACAATATACTCTTATTACTCTTTTATCAGTGCAACAATCTCCATATGTGTCAGTATAATCAAATAATTCTTTTGGAAGAGGTTCAATAACAAACTCATGCCCCATAATAAATACCCTGCTAGGTAGTTCCATGTGCATTATTATTTTCCTTATGAAAAAGTTCATTGAGCCTTTTAAATAAACTATTACAGACTAAAAATGCATTGTTTTTATTTCCACAAAAAATAATTTTTGTATTATACCATATTTGAAATTCTAGTAAGCATTTAAGAAGATATTTACCAGTAACTTTAACTTGACTTCTAGAAGTTCTTGGCACCCGTGATCCTTCTGGATATTTTAATATATCATCAACATTGAATTCACAAATTATGAAAGAAAATGCATAATCTTTCATACGCTCTATTTCTGCATTAAATGCGCCCTTTTTTCTGCCTAGATTCATTGCTATTTCTGAAACACAAGCTTTACGCTCCACGCAAACTACATCTTCAAAACCTTCTAATGTATAATCTCCTGTATGTAATGTTTTAATCTCCATACCTATACAAGCATCGTATGGAGAAAAAAACCATCCATCCTGCTCTCTAGTATCTTTAATTACTTTATAGCTCGGTGGCATTACTTTTGAGGTTTCTTATTGTTGCTAAATTTTTATCTGAGTCAAATGCAAATGATAAAACACCAGACCTTCTCTGCGGCTTGAATTGATCATATAACTGATTATAGGTCGCTCCATCCATCGATACTGTAAGCAATCCACCAGCTTTAAGATTTTGAATTTGCTCTTGTGTGGTTAGTTGTTTTACAACAGGCTTTGGCGAAACTGAAACATCTATAGGAAATTCGACTTTTTTAATGTTTGTATCTAATTTGTTATCCATCTGCGTTTCTCCTTATAATTTCGTTGAAATAAGAGATATAACACGATTCTTTGCCACTTATCTCCTCATGACAGTTTTTGCATAATGTAATTCCATTAGAGACATCGAATCGTAGTGAAGAAGCAGATGACCACTTTATAATATGATGGACATGAAGCTTCTTCTTTTGTCTACACATTTGACATGTAGATTTATCTCTCTTCAGTACCTCTTTTCTAAATGCTTCATATGCTGGGTCTTTATAATTTCGCTTCATTTATATCGTTATTTACCATTCTTTGAACGAGTTTTTTGAAGCTGATATTTGGAATCCAGCCAAGCATTGTATTTGCTTTAGTAGCTTTTCCTAAAAGATAATCAACCTCGGATGGTCTATAAAACTCTGGATCTTGTACGACAAGATTATTCCAATCATTAATTCCTATATAATTAAATGCCTCATTTAAAAAGTCCCTAATACTATGTGTCTCATTTGTAGCAATAACATAGTCTGAAGCATTTGGCTGTTGTAACATAAGCCACATCGCCCTTACGTAATCTTCAGCATGACCCCAATCCCTATGCGCCTCTAAATTGCCCAATCTCAATGCTGGAAAAGTCGGCTTATTATTAGAATTATACCACCTGCCAATCCACTTAGTAATCTTACGTGTTACGAATTGTTCTCCGCGTCTTTCAGATTCATGATTGAATAATATGCCACTACACGCATAAAGCCCATAAGAATTACGATAATTATCTACTAGATGGTGTGCAGCAAGTTTAGCAATAGCGTATGGACTTTGTGGTTGAAACTTGGTATTTTCATCTTGATATTTAAGACCATTGTTAGTATCATAATTTCTACCAAACATTTCGCTAGAAGATGCTTGATAGTATTTTACATGCTGGGTAAGATTTAAACATCGTATTGATTCTAGAATATTTAGACATCCACCAGCGGTTATTTCCCAAGTTAAAGATGGCTGTTTAAAAGAAGTACCAACATGCGATTGAGCCGCCAGATTATAGATTTCATCTGGAGTATTTGACTTTATAATATTTGAGACACAGAATTGATCACTAATATCGCCCTCAATAATATCTAGCCTATTGTTATCAATATGCTTTAATCTCTGTGTTGTATCTACCGACACTCTTCTTGCCACGCCTGTAACATGATAGTTCTGTTTTAATAAAAACTCAGCTAAATAACTTCCATCTTGTCCAGTAATCCCAAATACTAAAGCTCTTTTCATAACCTATGTTCCTTATTCTTGTATGGTGTCCGATGTTAAAAATGGCTGGTCTACTTGTCCGTCCTCATAGGTGTGATATTCTGATAAGCGTTCTTTTTCGTATTCCATTGCCAATCGCATTTTTTCCATTTCTATTCCTATCGTAGTTCTATATTGTGGATCAGTAGCTATTTTTTTTACTAGTGAAGCAAATGTTTGCTTAGAATCTTCAATCGCTTTAATTCTTTGTTCGCGTGTTCCTTTAAGATCCTTTAACATTGTTGCTTTACGTGACTGTAGATCTTTATAGTCTCTAGATAATGTTTCTTGTGATGCGCGTAACATTGCCACCTGACGCTCTAAATTGACTATTAGATCTACGTCGCGCATATCTTTATCTTTTGCTTTTTCATCCTGTATTAGACGCTCATTGAGAACAATTTCCCGTTGGGTATCTTGTTGGCCCCTTAGAATTCTATTCATCAATATTTCTAATTTAATAGTATCCACTATTTGCATTTCTTCAGTATGGAACACATCGTCTTTAAACTGACTCCACATTTTCTTAAAATGAAACTCAAACATTTCTAATTCTTCTGGAGAGAATTGTGAAAATAGCTCTTTATAGTAAGGCTTAGTTTTTAATTCATTTGCAACTTCAGCTTCTTTTTTTTGCTTAGTAGAAAATCCGATCTTCAGACCGATCCAATTACGAATAGATTCTGGATCTCTATCTAATGCTTTGGCTATTTCAATACTCGAAAGAACCTCGGCATTCGCCTCGATAAATTTCATTTCATCAGTAGTAAATCTACCCTTTTTCATTATCTTCACCTTCGTTTAATATTTCTTTGATGATGTTAAGAATTATAGCCTTACGGCTTTTAGGCAAAGGAGAGTTTGTCTTGAGTTTAAGATAGTCGCGGCGATATTTGGCGGGAAGTTTCTCATCGATATATTTTAAGATCTCAGTTATGTGAATATTATTTGGGGCGTCTTCTTTAGAAGATACAGCATATATATTATCTATACCAATAGGTTCAAGAAGGTGTTTTTTGCGATCTTGTATTTGTTGGGCGCTACCAATATCTAATCTATAGTAATTATCGCGTTTAAAATTCTTTAATCTATTTGAGATGTGGGTAAATAAGAAATTTGACAATGGGCGAGATTCATCATACTTTTCCATTCCGTCTATTCCTATAATTACGGCCTCTTGGAATATATCGTCAACCTCATATGATGCAAAAACAAATTTGGGGGCCAGTTGTCGGGCGATCTTAGTTATAGTATCTATGACTTCTTGTTCTGTGAGATTTTTAGGAATTTTCATCTTCAAGCCTTAATTTTTCCTCTAGGGCTTGTTCGTATGGAATTCCATGAATAGTGTGTGGTGGCGAGTATGATGTATAGTTCCCACTGGCGAATAAATCAGACATATCTACATCTGGAACGGGCTTACTTAATATCTCACGAATTTCCCTATCTAGCTGGGCCATACTTTTAGTTTTAAGTTGGGCCTCTATATTCTGTGTTTTTTTCTTTGGCATTTTTGGTTTCCTCCGTAGCTATTATATGCAGTGTGGTTCAATAGATGCACAATATTCGTATCATTGGCACAATCTGAAACTATTAGGTTAGACATATTTGATATCATGTTGTATTGCGAGTGAACCACCCCGGTGTTTTACCTAGATTACCAGACTTACCTATTTGAACAGAAAACCCCCTATGGCCCCCCATTTTTATCCTAAGTCTATATGTGGTAAGGACTTATGTCATGCAAGAAAAATTCTCAAAAAAACGTTTGTTCAGTGTTGACGACTCAAGAATCTTTGGTATAATGTCGATATGAGAAATGAGGGACAAATGACTTACTGGACAAGCAGAACGAGCGACCGATACGTTGTATACCACAATGGAAAGATTGTCGGAGACTACTTGACATTTGATCAGTGCTTCGCCCTTGTGTGTTCGCTTCGATCCTAAATAAAAGATTCTGTAGAATAGAGACAACACGAAAGGAAAAAGATGTTTGCAACAGCAAATAAGCCAATTACCAACAGTCTCGATAAGATTTTCGCCGCTATGCGAACTGGTAAGTATCATGCCGTGATCGATTCGAATGGAAATACCCACATAGGTATCATCAATGGCGTGATGCGTGAAGATGGTAGTGGAAAGAATTGGATTGTGACGGTAACTAAGCGTATACTTAGTGAGAAGGTATTCATTTACGCCAATTAGCGATTCAAACCCTTGCTGCGTAAGGACTTAGGTCAACGTAGGCCCGCCGTTTTTGTCGTAAACCCTTATGCCACAAGGACTTACGTTGACACCAAAGGTAGTGTAGCAAAATGCTGTAGCAAAATGCAACACCTGTAGCAAAATGCCACACCTTGGCACGACGCGATCTCAAAATGAGAATGACGTAAAGTATTGTGGCGTAAGGACTTAGGAAGAAAAAAATATTTTTTGGTGAATGGCACAGGAAGTGCATATATATAGGACAACAAAGAAAGAAAGAAAGAGAGAAAGAAAAATGGAAAACCTTATCGTCCTCAATACCGTTTCTGAACTTCGTGATCTGATCAATACCACTGAGATGACCACGTTTGTTGGTCGTGTTGCTTTTGCAATGGACCTTCTGGAAAGGGTTCGCCATAATGACAACATGATCGAAATCAATCATGAGTTGGGATTCTGTGATGATGGTGGATTCATCCAGATTGATGAAATGGGTTATGTGGTCGATGATTATGCGATCCAGTGATTCCCTATAAGGGGGGTTGTGGCGGAAGAAAAGTTTGGTAGACTCACAGAATCACTAGGAGAAAAAGAGATGGAAAAGTTTCGAATCGTTGAAGAATACAAGCGTACAGTTCGTGGTATCTTCTACGGCATTGCGATCCCTTGCGATAAGCGTACCGCTGATGGTGGTACGATTCGCAGTGAGAAGGTATTGAAGTTCAATCGTTCCGCCCTTCGAAAGATTGGCAAGCATAAGGTCGAGAAGGTCGATCCTCGCATGGTAGGCGGTGAGGATCGTATGCGTTTCCCAGTTGGCAAGCCCGGTTCCCCCGAAAGGGTGGTTGCTCTTGCAGAGCAATATGCTAGTCTTAGTGAAGATGAGATGTCGCCCTTTACTGGAGATGAGTGAGAACATGACCATTCAAGTACAAAATACGCTCCGTCGCCTTGTTGCTCATCATGGTTATTCGGCTACATTTGTACAGCATATGGGAGAGGGTATATGTATGTACAGTATCGGCGGCATCATGTACCGCATTAGGGGGGATGGTACGATTCTCTAAGAACTCGACGCAAACCCTTGTGGCGTAAGGACTTACGGCAAGGGCGGCGGGCCAAATTCGTCGTAAGTCCTTATGTGGCAACGACTTATGGCGACCCCAAAGGTGGTGTAGCAAAATGCTGTGCAAAATGCTACAGTGTGTAGCAAAATGCTACAGTGCCACGAACCGCGTCTCAAATTGAGAAAATCGTAAACCCTTATCGCATAACGACTTATGATCGCAAAAATAATTTTCGGACTTTGGCACGGGAAGTGCATTATATAGAGGCATAAGAAAGAGAGTGAAAGATGGAAAAGATGGTTGTGATTTACGTTTCCGATTGTTGTGGTTGTGAGAGTAATGTGGATTATGAAATGTGTTCTAGTTGTGGTGAACACTGTGAGATCATAAAGGAAGAATATTCCGTTTGATACCTCACTTTGGGGGTTGCGGCGGCGGAAACGTTTGGTAAGATTGAAGAAAAGGATTAGAAATGACTGATAGTGAAAAGCAAGTTTTAGATTTTATTAGAAAGATGGAAACGAATATACTTGGAAGATGGATGGTAAACATGCAGAATATTTCCAGTAATGTTTCCGTCCATGCTAGAGAGTTTCCTAACATGTGCGTTAGTTTCGCTGCTAGTGAGTTGCTTCGACGTTATCGTCTTACTAAGTAAAGGATTATATGCAAGATAATATCATATTTCTAATCGGATGTTTTATTGTCGCCGGTCTGATGTGCGAGGTAGTGTGGAGCGTGTTTCTATATGTCGTCTCCCGCTTGGAATACTATTTTTACCACCGATACCTTGACAAGGTTTCCAAGTCTGGTACAATCGAGGAATGATAGCACTAATGACAGCGTTTCATGCGTTTATCGTTTTAGCCGCGTGTGCGATTGGTATTTTCTCCCTATTTAGTGAAGAAGTATGAATCACGAAACTAAACTTGTTATGATGTGGATTGACAACAGCGAAGCAATGCATTATTTCTGGCGTAATCGTGCGTATTGTACATATCTAAAAGCAGAAGAAACTAAGACGTTTTCTAAGTATGAGTCGGCCAAGTACGATCTGGCTACATACATGAAGGAAAAGTTTACTACTGATATGTATGATATGTGTGAATCAAACAATGTAAATGGATTGTGGGCCGATTTGCTTTGGTCTGCTTTGCAAGATGTAAACTGGTCCGAAATTGCAGAATGTTATCTTGAAGGTCAACTCGTCTCTTGACAAACCCAACTCACACGTTATAATAGAAAAAAAGGAAAAAACATGGATACGTTCAACGTCGCCCTCGCTATTGCATTTCTTGTTCTGGTTGCTTGTATTGTTTTACTTCTTATTACGGGAGGTACATACGATAGTCTTTCTAATGCTCGTATTGGTAATGTGTACAATTTCTATTATCTCCAACCGTTAAATGGTACGAATAATCGTTATCTCGTCAAGGTACTAAACATTCGCACACTTGATAAAGAGGAAATTAATTCTCTTAACTGTTTTAGTTTGTACCGTCGATGGGATGATATATTCTTTCGCACTGGCACACTTGTGACATGTGAACTTGCAGATGGTAGCATTCGCAATTTCTATGGAGAACGTGCCACGAACTGTGTACGTATGAACACTCCTGTACTTTTGTACATGTCAAGACTGTTCGCCGTAAGTCCTTCTCCCGTAAGGGTTTAGGACGCGGCGGGCGGGCCGCGTTTTTCGTAAGTCCTTATCCCACAACGACTTAGGACAAGCTCGCATAGCACACGCCGTGCCACAAAAAATAATTCTTTTTCTCAGATTTTCTGCTTGACATGGCCGATACATAGTGTAGAATCCCAGCATCACCACAACGGAGGTTCTCATGTACGACTTGGATACGATCAATTCGATTCTTACTGATATGGCCGATGCTGGTATCGTAGAGCCGATGGTCGAGCCGATTGACGAACTCGACTGCCACCCCCTCGATTGGGCGGAAGTGGTCGGTTGTGCGGACGATATTTTTGACGAAGTGTATCTTGACGAAGTGGGCGATCCGTGGTATCTTGTTTGAAAAGGAAAAAATGATGAGTCACCCCGATCCCTTGTTCGATTACGATAACTCTGAGGATGATAAGATGGCAACTAACTACAGCGATTATCATTACGATTATCACGACGATTTCTATCAAGAGGTCGAAGATTACAACGATTATTACATCGAGGAAAATAGTGTGGACGATGACGAAGACTACGATGATAGCATGGATGGCGACCACGATAGTGCTATGCGTGATGCTGGATTCGGAACTGACGAAGATTATGGTTATTATGGGGAGGATTTCTGAACATGATCAATTACATGTGCGATAACATCACGGTTGACAATGATTCGGAAGATGGTATTTTTCTTGGTGATAAGATGGTTGTGATTTCTGTTCCAGAGTGTGGTGGTACTGATCCTTTGGACAGGTACGATCACCTTGTGGCAGTATCTGGAGCGTTGGAAAATGCTCTGGACTGCGGTGTACGCTCGTTCAGTTACAGTAAGATTTGATGCAAACCCTTGCCGCGTAAGGACTTACGACGCGGCGGGCGGGCCGGATTTGGCGTAAGTCTATATCTGATAAGGACTTAGGAAAAATTCAAGTTTCGCTTGACAAGTGTCGATATATGTGGTAAGTTATGGTAGTGTAAGGAGTTACGTCTAATGTCAAAATATGATGATTACGTACAACCGGCAGAAGAGACAGAATGTCAAATTGAGGAAGAACGGGAAAGATGGGAGGATTGGGTAAGATGGGAAGAATGGATCAACGCCCACATGCCCACCACCGACTAGGGGGGGATTAGTGTCTAATCTAAAGAATTCAGATAGCGGGTTGTGAGGGTAGTCAGCCAAAATGCCAGTTGACAAATCTTTTTTGCATGATAGAATGAAAGTATGAACATATTCGTATTAGATGAAGATCCAGTAGTCGCAGCAGAGATGTATTGCGACAAGCACGTTCCAAAGATGGTCGTGGAACTATACCAGCAGTTGGGCAGTGCATTACGTAGGCATGGTGCCACAGACGATATGATGCCCGTTACGCAGGCTGGGAAGCCCCTTAAAGGCGGATACCACAATCATCCATGTACCAAGTGGGTTGGTGACTCTACGATTAATTATACGTGGGCAAGCAATCATGCCAAACAACTTTGTAAAGAATATACATTGAGATTTAAAAAGAGGCATTTCTGTGAAGATGGTATAGATAAGATGTATTGGATAGATGTGTTGAAGATGCCGTTTCCCGGTGTTGCTATGACACACTTTGCCCTTGCTATGCCAGACGAATACAAATCTTCTAATGCTGTTGACTCTTACCGCCGATACTATATAATGGAAAAGGCACGTTTTGCAAAATGGGAAAAGGGGCGAGATGCTCCGTACTGGTGGAATAAGGAGGAATGTCATGTCTAATATTTTTGATACATATACTGCCGCACAATTGCGTGAGATATATACTAACACGCCCCAAGAGAATTGGCCGGAAGATTTCCTACACTTTATTCATGATGAAATTGCAAGTGAATTACTGGATAACTGGCTAGAGCAGTCTGATATGGATGAGTATATGGAAAAGGCTAGAGAAATTGTAGAAGATGTGACGTATGGCTATCAAGATGAAGATGGAAATGAAATGCTAGAATTTAATGCTTGACAACACACGGGTCTATGGTAGAATAACGTTAAAATAGCCATAGATAAAAGATAGTCTGGTATGGCCGACACCCGTGTTAATGCCTTCGTAGCTCAATTGGCAGAGCAAGGAGCTTTTAACTCTTAGGTTCTAGGTTCGATTCCTAGCGAAGGCACTATTATGCCCATGAGAAAATGTCATAAATATGAAATCCGTCGCATGTACGGGTCAACAAAATCTCTAAAACCAGAGCGAAAATCTACTTTTGTGTATATCATAAATATGGTGCGAAGTGTCTTACTCGGTAAAAAGGAGATGTAGTCATGGTTCGTGATGATGATGTTGATGATGTTGGCTACCTTTGCATGGATAATTTCACTTATAATGAAAATGTTATGAGTTATGCTAGTTACGAACCTGACGACTATATCGTTGATGACGAAGATGCTTGGTACAATTTCTTATATGATGGAGACGGAGGCTGACGCTGAGTTGCGTGGCTGGCCCCATCGTCTAACGGTTTAGGACAACGGATTTTCGTTCCGTTTATCGGGGTTCGAATCCCCGTGGGGTCATTTTTTCTAAAGAATCCTTTTGTCGTTGCCGATAAGTAATATGTGGCAAGGCAACTACGAAAGGAAAGTAAGATGATTCAGTGGGTTACAATCGTTATTGGCGTTATTGGTTTGATTTATAACGGATATAAGGATTATTCAACTGGGCAAATAAAATCGCCCTTGACAATCCAGCAACAGCAGGTAGAATCAAAACCAAGGATGCCAATCATGTATTGGCAAGTAGCGTTCGATCCTAATACTGGTAAACTTTATCACCTAAATAGAGATGGGAAATGGTATGACGGCCCGCCACAAGTACGAGAATATCAAAATCAAAGTCAAGAAGCGTTGGGAACTGTCCACGGGTCACCGGGAACACAGGGATACGCTTATGGACAATCGTCCCAAGCGTATGCGTACACGCAAGGATATTGAGCGTGGATGGAGACAGGAGTACGATTCGTGACTGTTATATGTAAAGACTGTGGCAGTGATAGAATTGGTTTTGATGCTTGGGTTGATAAGGATGGTAACGTAATTGGCGGTCCATACGACAACTCTCTATGTATGGATTGTGGGTGCGAAGAAATTGTGGAAAAAGAGGTATTGACAAGTCAATAATAGAGTGTAGAATACAAACTTGCGTGGGTCTAGCGACTAGATTGGGATAACCTGTACGATAAACCTACGGCTGTTATGCAGCGTGGGGTTGCCTAACGGGGTTATACGTTAGGATAGTATACCAATCTAACGGGGTGCGATTCCCTGTCCACGCTCCATACAACCAGTAACCGTTCCCAAGAGCCAGACGATATGAGTCATGAACATATCTAGGGAGGATTTCCGTGGACGGTTTCTACCAGTGTTTACCTTGCTCCAAGGGTTCATAATATCGGAGTATTGG